CCTATAAAGACACTCCTCAACGACCCAACTCATAACCACAGTAAAACCATAATCAGCTTTAACTTTCTTCCATTGCTTACTTGCTTCAACGGACATCATAGCTTCATCTAGTTTTTTCATAACTAAAGTATGAAGTTTCATTAGGTCTTGTTCTTTTTGCTTTTTGCTTTTCTTCATTTTTCCTCCTTTACTTCTTCTAGTTCTTTTTTCCATTTATCTATTTTACAAGCTTTTATTAGATCATTTTTACTCCAACCTAATCCTACTTTTGCTAATCTAATCGCTTCTTTAAAGTTTTCTTTTTCTAATTCATCTTCTACTGTTATTGTCCATAGATCATTAAAGTTCATTATCCCTCCTTTGTACTTTCTTCAGCAGTTATATTATTGCTATTACAATCAGTAGATACCATTTCCCAATTTTTAGCTTTCTCAATCGCTTCTTCTTCGTTATGAGCTTCTACTTCGCAAGTATAAACAACAGTCTGTTCTGAAGTATCTGTTAACTTATATCGTTTCATTATCCCTCCCCATTGCATTGTAATTCAAGGTCATATTCTTTGACCTCTAGTTTAGCTGGAAGACCTTGCATTTCTTTTTCAAGGTCTATGATTACACAATCGCTTGTGTTTCTTGTTGGTGCTTTATATACCCAACCAACTATTTTAAGCTGTTTGTGATATACAATATCGTTTCTTTTAAACATTTTCCCTTTCCTGCCAGTATATTCTTAATCGTTTCTTTTTCTAACCAAAGTATATGACCTGTTTTAATCTGTGTACTATTCACAGTCTGACCAACCTTGACTAGCTTTCCATTTTTTATATCTTTCATAGTCCCTTCTTTTTTCCTTCCATGATAAATATACAACTGCTACAATAGTTGTCAATAGCAATATATGAAACTCTTTTTGCGTTATCATATTTATAAAAACTTCAAGCATCATTTGTTCCCCTTTAAAATTGTTTTAACTATTGTTGTGCTTGGGTTTAAGTCAAAGTCTTGTATTTGAGAACAACCCAAAACGAACAGCATAAAGAAATAAAATATATATTTCATAATAGTATTGCTCCAACAACAAAACCAACAACAAACCAAATTATTTCTTGTCTGTAATGCAAGTGCCAAACATGAAATTTATCTATATATTTTTTCATTTTCTTTCTCCTATTTATTTTTGCTTCGTCATTTATAACTTTATTTTTTCTTTCCAATCTTCATCAACAATATAAATACCATCATCTTTTTCTGACCATAATGTTTCATAAGGTTGCTTTGTTTTTTTTATCCAGCGACCAATCATTTCTATATCTGTTGCCCACATCCCAGAACTATAATCATCCCATTTCTTAACCCCTATATCATGACCATTTTTAACAATCCAATCTGCATAAGGTTTATGAACATTACCAAAGTGTTCATCACTAAGGTAAAATCCATAATGATTAATAGTTATATCAACACTAATTGTTTCTTTTTGTTTTTTCATTATATCCCCCTTTTATTTAATATGTGTTGCTCAAAGTTTATTGCCATTTCTAAGCCATAGAAAAGCAAGAAGTACATTAACGCAAAGAATATTAAACCTTCAATTATTGTTTTCATCTTTCCCCTCCTTAACTATTTGATATTTTATCTTTGAATAATAATATCTGAATTTACTTGGCTTAGATTTTATATATTCATTTAAAGCTAGTTCACATTGTCTTTTAGCTTCATAGTCGTTTTTACCTATTCCATAAACTCTAGGAATATTATTATCGTCTATTGCATTATATTTAATCATCTTCCCCCCTCATAAGTTGGTAATTGTAGCCAGAATTTAACAAGGAACAGAAAGAACATTGATAAACCTAGCCAAAGGTTAATTTGTGTCATGACTAGCAACCCAAACATTGCTAGTACATAACATAGAGCTAAATAGATTGCTTTAAGCATAGATACCACCTTGATTTTTACCATCTTGATTATATGCTTTCACTTTAGCTTCAAAGGTCTTCCAATTATTGACGACATCTTCACCAACAATATAAGTGTACATATTAACAACTTTTTCTGGTTCACTAAAATCAGTGTTTACTTCACCGAAATTGTCCATTTCATATTGTTTGATTATGTCTATTACATTAAAAACTTCATCACCTAACCATTTTTTAGCTTGGTATGTTCCAATAATATAATAGTCATTATTAAAGGCATGGTGGTGTAAGTCTTCAAAGTTTTCTTTTATCCATTCCTTATCTTGATCTTTTATAAAGTCCTCAAAGTGTTCTTTGATTTCTTCATATTTGTAAGCATTAGATTGTTGCATATTTAACCCTTTCTTTTTTGTGTTTTTTGTTTATATTCAACATTGTTAAGACAATGCATATTTTCAAATAGTTGTCAATAGCTAGTCAATAATAAATATATGAGTAATAAGATCAAATTCACATCAGAAGTATTAGAAGCCATATTTGCAGAGTTGGCATTGGGTAAGTCTATAAAAAAGGTATTAGAAGCCAAGTCATTATCTTGGGAAGGATTTAGAAAGCTTTTACACAAAAAGCCTAAAATAAGGCAAGAATATGAAACAGCTAAAAGTGATGGAGTAGATTATTTGCTTGGAGAAGCTACTTCTCAGCTTGAAAGTGCAATAGCAGACTTTAAGATTAATGGTAAAGGCGACCTTGCAATTAGTCATTTAGTTAAAGAAGCTGTTGGTTTAACCAAGTGGAAAGCAACACATTTATTGCCTAAATATTCCAACAAACAACAAGTTAAACACAGTTTTAACGCAGAAACACCGCTAGTTGTTAAGTGGGAAAAGTCTCAGTAATTATTAATTAAGTAAAGTAATACAACATTTATTGTTGTTGATCTTCCAACCTGTTCGCACAAAGTTGCCTACACAACCTATAAGAAATAAAATAAATTGCTAGTTGTAGGCAGATAAACCTTAAAATGTATTATGCAACTTGCATATAGCAGTGAGAATTGATCGTTATCAGTAATTGTTCTAATTGTATCGCAATAACGTAAGCTGGGGGTTTTAAATGCAACCCCACCGCTAGATTTTTTTTGCGTTGTTGCGTATTATGTTAGGAGGTATATATAAATAGATGAGGAGACCGACTATGGAAAAGCCAAAAATATATGCAGTGATACTTATTTCAGAAGCAACTAATTCTGTATCAGTTCACTTTGAAGGTTTTGAAGATTATGAAGATGCAAAAGACTTCTCCAAATATATCGGTAAAGAACTCAACATAGAAAACTTGCCTTTTACTGAGAATGACACTATTCACTAGGTAGGGTTTTATTTTAAATGTCAGAAATTGTAATTCCATATTCACCAAGAAAGCTTCAGAAATTTTTGCACACACAAATTCCTAAAAGCAGATTCAATGTTATTGTTGCACATAGGAGGTCTGGCAAAACTGTAATGTGCATTAACCACATGATAAGGGATGCTTTAACTAATACTCAGCCGAATCCTAGATATGCCTTTATATCGCCAACATTCAAACAGGGTAAAAGTACAGCATGGGATTATATAAAAAATTTCGCCAAGAATATTCCATTTGTTAAATTTAATGAATCAGAACTTAGATGTGATTTTCCTAATGGCTCAAGAATAACAATCTTAGGTGCTGAAAACGATCAAGCATTAAGGGGTATTTTTTTAGATGGATGTGTTATGGATGAAACGCAGAATATTAGTCCATCATTATTTCCAGAAATTATACGACCAGCATTAGCCGACAGGAAAGGATGGTGTGTATTTATAGGTACACCAAAAGGTCAGAATTATTTTTACAAATTACATAAAGATGCTGCACAACAAAAGGGTTGGTGGACAGGGGTTTTCAAAGCATCTCAAACAGAAATCTTAGACAAAGAAGAATTACAATCTGCACAAAATACTATGTCAGATGATCTATATAACCAGGAGTTTGAGTGTTCGTTTCAAGCAGCTATTACAGGTTCTTATTATGGAGCTATTATAGAAAAGCTAGAAGCAGCAAAAAGAATGACATCTGTGCCTTATGATGAAAACTTAGATACAGAAACTTGGTGGGATTTAGGATTAAAAGACTCCACAGCAATCTGGTTTGTTCAAAGACATTTAAATCAAATAAGAGTTATTGATTATGAAGAAAACTCAGGTGAGGGATTAGACTTCTATGCAGACCTACTAGACAGCAAACCTTATAAATATTATAGACATATAGCTCCGCATGATATAAAAGTTAGGGAATTAGGAGCTTTTGGAAAATCAAGGTTGGAAATTGCTTTGGAATTAGGTATATCTTTTGATATTGCACCAAAACTTTCTATTGAAGATGGTATTGAGGCAGTCAGAAAAGCATTACCTAATTGTTATTTTGATAAAGAAAAAACATCAATGGGTGTAGAAGCATTAAAAGCTTACTCAAAAAAATGGGATGAAAAAAATCAGTGTTTCAAAAACAGACCAACACACAATTTTGCATCACATCCAGCAGACGCATTT